CAACTCCTTGAGTCTCTGATTCTCCACCACTGGCGTAATTCCAATCACGAGTGGTACTCACAGTGGTAGATGTTGTTTGTGCTTTTGTTGCATCTTGCGGGCCATGGGCAGGAAAAATTCTGCCAGTGGATAATATCTTTTTAAGTCCACCTGTGGCATGATAAAGATAGTTTCCGCCCACATCTTCATTCATTTCTTGTGGAGCAGGAGTCTGCGGCCCAGGTTGTTTCTGCTGTGCAGGTTGTTGTGGTTCTTGTATCTTCATACCCGTCCTTGATACATCCATTAAGTGTTTAATCCAATCTGGTGGCAATGGTTGAGCCCCGGACTTTCCTGCGTTAAACGCATTGCTCCATGCCGCAAATGCTTGCTCAGGAGTTTTTGTTTTTAACATATTTCGTAACTGTGTAAAACTTATGCCTGTTCCTCTAGTAGTAAACTCTATGCTGGATTTAACGTGTTCATATCCTTGAAATTTATTAACAGCCTTCATTAATACAGAAGGCCATTTTCTTTTTCCTGCATTTTCGTCCTCATCCTCTTCCTCCCCGGTCATGATTATAACATTGTCGTATCTTGGGGGTTTGCCTGGAAGAGGATTAATTAGTTCATGTTTTATTTTTTGTATTAATGATCCCCCTGGCTCTGTCATTGCACTAATATTATTAGCATATTGTGGATATAACATTTTCCAAGTTTTAAGTTTGTCATTAATTGGAATAGGGTCATTTACACCTACCCTGTTACCCATAAACAAATATGGATCGCCGCCTAGGCTTTTTGCTTTGTCTATTGTTAGTTTGAATAATTCTTGATGGCCGATATGGCCTGCAAAACTACCAACAGCGACTACCGCAGTCTTGGCTTCTCCTCTTGGACGTTCTGTTCTAGCATTTACTTTAGCAGCATTCTTAGCAGTGATAACATCACGTTGTTCTTGACTAGTTACTTTGATAGGACCCAGTCGGCTGTTGATAACAATACCTTCATAATCTTGTCCTAACATATCTTTACCGATGATGTTAGGATCGTTAATGATTGCTTTTTCCAAGGCTGTTGCTACGGGTTCTAATGCTGCTTTAACTTGACGTCTGGCTTCTAATTTATTACTGGCCAACATGGCTTTTAGTTCGTCAATATTCTCTACAGGTGGAACCAATGCTGTAACATCCAATGCTTCGTTTTGTGTTAGGCTATTGTCAATGAACATAACGCTGCCAGATTGCCCTACGCTGGTTAGTTCTTGTACAATTTTATTTGAGTTAGGTAAATCATCACCTGTGGTAGCATCTGTAATACGGAATGGTACTAATGCAAGTTTGACACCTGTTGGTAATTTGTCGTAGTGTATGCCCACAAACTTTAATTTGCCTTCTGGAGTTTCTGTGGCAAATGGTAGATACAATACTTCACAGGTTACCTGTTTATTAACAAGGAATCCGGGTCCTAACTTGCTATCAACTAACTTAACAGCATTCATCATTTCTTCAAATAGTTCATCAAATAGTTGAGCACGACCTAATACTTCTGGATCAGTAGTGCCTTTCTTTTGATGATGTGCTACAAAGCCTGGAGCATATCTCGGTTCTGTTCTACTGGTGCCCATGAAAGGCTTACCTTCAGAATTCTTACCAAATCTGCCGCCGAATCCATCTACTTTGACGTTTAAAGGGATGTTTTCAAGTTTAAAATTGCCGTTTCCGTCATGTATTTCGTCTAATAGATCTAATAAGTCAGCAGGCTTAAGATCGTGCAAGTGTGGCATACCTTTACGTAGTTGTGCTTTTACCTGTGCTTCTTCTTTTAATGGAGCAGGAGTCACTGCTGCCTTCTTAGTAGTAAATGCTTGTTCGTATGCCATTGCAGTTTGAATAGTTTGTTTTCTTAACGCCTGAGCATTAGGCAATTTCATACTGTCAATCATGTAATCGATGGCGGCCATTTTGGTATCGCGATCTCTGACAGGATTATTTTTAGTAATCATTTGCGAACCGGGCTCGAAACAAATATCTACAAAGCGATTGAATAATTCTGCACGTTGATTGTCGTCTAAATATTTGTTGGCTAGTTGCACAGTTCCTATGAAACTGTTTTTAAGTTGTTGGTCTTGCTTATTTGGTTTCTGACCAAAGAAAATTTCAAACTGTTGTGCTAGATTTTGAATGTATTGTCTATTTTTTGGCTCTAAAAGTTGCATTACTGGAATGCCGTTTTTCATCATAGGTTGTCCAGTTGCAGGATCATTGTATGGAATATATTTACGACTAACTCCACCGCCACCAGGTCCGCTAACAGCAAAACTATAGTCGCTGTCGGTTACTGTCTCAGGACTAATCTTTGTACTTGTTCTTAGTACACGGGCAACATATTTGGTAGTTACACTCGAGGCATACGGTAGAGCACGATCAATGTATTTGTGGAATACACCTTTAATGCCAGCAGACAAATCTTCCCACGAACTACTATGGCTATAATCTTGCCATTCAGTTGGAAGTCCTGTTTCCGTATCGTGTGCTCCGTATTCAAAATCAATCTGTAATTTAACAGGTAGGTCTTTTAACATAACTTGCCACATACTTGAGTATTGACTATTACCTGGACCAAACCCGATAAATTGAACATCTCCAACTTTTTTACCAATTAAACTTGTTAAAAATTGTTTAATTGTTTCGCCGTGTTTGTCCGGAGCCTGTGTGTCAATATCACCAACTGTTGGTTTTACTCGTACAAACTCCTCGTCTGAAATCTTTTTATCAAAGAATCTTGCAGTACTGCCACTTAAAAACTTTTGTGCTTCAACTGAGTTTTCATGCCACAGTGGTTCCTTAAATTGTTGTGCAAATAGATCATTAATTTTATGTAATAGATCAGATAATACTTCAACTACATAACTTCGATCATGTACACGTAAGTCTAATTCCTGGGCTTGATGAACACCCGGAATACCTTGCCAACCGGGCATAGGGGTACCGTCGTCTTTATGACTAGATTGATTGCCGCCTTCGGACAATGCTAGTTTAGGATTTCTAAATAGTTCATTTAAATTCACAGCATTATCCTAACTTGTATTTGTCTTTTTCAATATCCTCACGATAGTGATCATGTAGTCTATGGCACATATCATCTCTCATTTCTCGAGGAAATTCTTTACCTAACTTGCCTTTTAATTCATTATCGTGATGGTATTCTTTACAACCTTTAATGACCATGGGCATATACATTTCTAATACCTGTTCAGGAGTGCATTCATCTAAATTTTTTAATTTACGAGCGATTGGATGGAAGTAATCTTTGTGTAGTTTATCGTGATCAATGATGTACCAAAAAAGTTTGTCAGCACGTTTGTCGTCATCAGTATCTTGACCATGTTTGCTGATCTCCATAGGTTTGTTAAAAAATTCTGTAAGTTTCATGATTTATTCTTTTGTTATACTGAAGCGTTTCCACCATCTATATCTAAATTAATTATTTGACCGCCTGCTGGTAATGTTAAATTGCCATCAGTGCTAAAGGTCCAAAACGCTTCTCTGCCGAATCCAGCTCTTAGTTGAATTTTTTGATCAGGACCTGCAAAAATATTTAATGCACTAGTGGAAGTAGTAATTCCATAATTAACCGATTCAATATAAGCATTACCATATGGGTGTAGAAATATCCTACCGCCATCAACTTGTAGGTTACTCGGAGTGGTTAATTTACCATCTTCTCCAAGCACTACATGCTGATTACCATTAACTAATTGGTCAGTAGTAGAAGTACTAAGAATGTTGGCAATATTTGTATAAACTTCGTCAAAGTTTGCATTTGTTTTTGTAAATGCTGAACGCAGGCTTTCTCCATCACCTGAATAATCTCCCGATCCTACGTTAATTCTTTGTTGTGCCATAGTGATTCCGTTATCTGTTTATACTTATACCATTCATCACACCTTGCGTGAATTCGCTGATACGTCCTCTAACCCATACAAAATTTCCAGTAAAATTGTAGGATTTTGATGTAGTAGTTTCTTGAGTATATCGTGTAATATCTACACCAGCCGCGGTAACCAAACCAGTAGTATCAATATAAAATTTATTTCCAGGTTGTGTAAGTTTTACAGTAACCCAATCTAATTCTGTAGGTTCTGATGCAAGTGTTCCTTGTACTTCAATAGTACCAACAAATCCTGCTACCCTCCAGAATACAGTATGCAATCCGTCACTATTACCAAAGTAACCATCACCTTTAATACGTTCGCTATGATAGATTAGTGCAGTAGTAGCAGTATTTGTTGGATACTGTACTTGTACTGAGTTAGTAGTAGTATTACCGTTGGTAATTTTAAATGTTAGATTTTGACTTAATGCTGGCATAATAAAGTATTTATGCAGTCACTAAGTTCTCCCGTAGTATGAATTCTTCCACTCTTTTAACATTTCCGCTAGAATGTAATCCTACCATAGTTAGCGTATGTGCGTTTTTAACGTAGATAAATGGGTTATATATCCATCTTTTATCTGCTTGTAGCCATTCTTTGGAGCTTCTACTTACATCTACAATGTTGGAATTTTTAATAACCCATTCTAAAAACTTTTTTCTATCTTCAACGTTCCACGATTCTTTAAAATATACCCTATATTGATACATATTTTTAGGCAATACATCACGAAGAATTTTTCTATGCCCATTATCCAACATATAATTAAGCTCTTCTTCTGTAGTAGGACCCGATACACGTTGTACCCAAGGTGCAACTGCATTGTAAATATTTTCTAGCAATGCACGATCTTTACAAAAGATGTTATAACGCCTACCTTCAACCCTAATTTGTAATTGATCTTTAAGTGTTATAAATGGCTCCATACCAGTAGTAAATACCAGCAAAGCAGCCTTATCTTCTTTACCCAATTTATCATTGCTTTGCCAACTCCATAGTGTAGGAGTTGGTTTGCTAAGACAGAAATCTTTGGTTATTTCTGCCCCTAGCCATTTTAATCTACTGGCCCCACTAATATAGCATTCTATTTTGTAAGGCCATTTGTTATAGAATAACTTACTGGAGTTCAGTTTCTGTATCTGCATTTTTTTCTACCTTAACTACAGGCAATACTTCAAGAATGTTAAGTTTAAGTTTATCATCTTCTACAGATACTTCAACTACACCTCCGTTGGTCAACTTACCAAACAGGATTTCTTTACTTAACGGTTTCTTGATCATATCATCAATGGTACGTTGCAGTGGTCGAGCACCCATTTTACTATCAAATCCTTTATTAATTAGATAGTTAATTGCTTCTGCATTGGGTTTGATATTAACGTTCTTATCTTTAACCAACGCATTTAATTCATCAATGAACTTCTTAACAACTTTAATCATACTATCTTTATCTAACTTACCAAAACGTATCATTCCATCTAGGCGATTACGGAATTCTGGTGCAAAGAACTTATTAACAGCATCCTTGGGATCGCTATCACGCTCTAAACTACCAAATCCAACGCCGTTCTTTTCAGCATCAGCAGCACCCAAGTTACTGGTCATAATGATAATGGCGTTACGACCGTCTGCTTTCTTACCATTGCTGCCGGTGATAAATCCATTATCCATTAATTGTAGCATAACGGTAAGCACATCTGGATGAGCTTTCTCAACCTCATCTAATAATAGAACACAATTAGGATGCTCTTGTAGGTTGGTAATTAGCTGTCCGGCATTATCTTCAAAGCCAACATATCCAGGAGGAGCACCAATGAACTTAGCCACACTGTGTTTTTCTTGATATTCACTCATATCAAAGCGTACTAGCTTAATACCCATATTAGCAGCAAGTTGTTTAGCAACTTCGGTTTTTCCTACTCCGGTAGGACCAACAAATAAGAAACTGCCCACGGGTTTATTAAACGATTTAAGTCCTGCCTGTGCAATGAATATTTTATCTAGTAGTGTTTCAATGGCTTTTTCTTGTCCAAACACTTTACCACGCATACTTTTTTCAAGTCCTGCAAGATTGGCACCTTCTTTTGAACTAATTTGATCTAATGGAAGATTGGCAATTCTTGCTACCTCAAATAAAATCTCATCGTGATCCACTACACCATTTTCTTCATCTTTAATTTTAAAGCGAGCACTAGCACAATCAATAAGATCAATAGCCTTGTCAGGTAGTTTCTTATCACTCATGTACTTAACAGAATATGTTACAGCATCTGTAAGTGCTTGATTAGTAATTTTAACACCGTGATGTTTTTCATAATATTTTCGCAACCCTTTAAGGATCTTAATAGTAGTTGTTTCACTAGGCTCATCAATAGTAACACGTTGGAATCGACGCATTAATGCACGATCTTTCTCAAAGTGTTTTCGATATTCTTCCCATGTAGTACTGGCAACTACTTTAATAGTACCCTTGCTCAATGCTGGTTTAAGCATATTTGCCATATCGTTGCTACTACCACTATTAGCACCAGCACCACTCATCATATGTGCCTCATCAATGAACAAGATACAGTTCTTTTTCTTTTCAAGAGCACCTAATACCATCTTTAAACGTTCTTCAAAGTCTCCACGGTATTTGCTACCCGCTAACATAGCACTAATATCTAAGCTATAAACGGTATTATCTTGTATAAATTTAGGAACACTACCTTCAACAATCTTACGTGCTAGACCTTCTGCAATAGCAGTTTTGCCTACGCCAGGGTCACCTATCATCATAACATTGGCTTTATTTCTACGTGCCAACACCAATTGTACTTCTTCTATTTCTTTTTCTCTACCAATAACAGGATCAATTTTCTTACTCTTAGCACGAGCACTTAAATTAACACAGAACTGATTAAGCATACGTTCAATCTGTGGATTTACAGGTTTTTCTATTTCTTCTTCGTGTTCTTCTTTATCAAATTCTTTTTGCACATAGCTCAAGAATTTATCTTTATCGATATTAGCTTTACGTACAAAATAGAATGCGTGACTTTTCTTTTCTGCAAACATGCTAACAAAACAATCTACTGGCTCAATGAGTAATCTGCCTGAAAACAATGCTGTTTGATATGCACGATGTAGCATACGATCAACGGTGGCTGTTTTTTTAGGACGATCAACATCGTTGGTAACAATTTCACTAAGATCCGTAGTTATATATTTTTCTAAATCTTTAACCATTAAATTAACATCTGTTCCAAAATTAGTTAATAATTTAGCAAATGGTTCATTTTTAATCATACCGTATAAAAAATGTTCTAGTGTAACATATTCATGGCGATGTTCGTTGGCTAATCCAACTGCTGAATTAAAAATATCTTCTAGATCTTTATTCGGTTGTAGCATTTATTTGTACTTTCTCTTTACTTTGGTTTTTTTAACTGCCATTGCCCATTTAAGGCTACTAACTCTGTCTTGGAATGTAATTCCTTCTAAATGATCATATTCATGTAAGAAACACTTACAATTATAACCATCAAACTCTCCTTCTTCAAATTCACCTTGACTATTTTGCCAACGAGCTTTAATTGATTTAGGACGTTTAATATTAACATAAATTTTAGGAAAACTCAAGCATCCTTCTTCCATGTCAGCAATTTCTTCCGTATTTGCAATTATTTCCGGATTAAAGAATGCTTGTGCGGCTTCTGCATTTACTCTATGTCCCATAACAAATACACGAGCAGCAATACCTACTTGATTAGCAGCAAGTCCTATACCGTCATGTTCAAACATTGCTGTTAACATATCTTTTTCAAGTGCTACAGGATCAACTATAGGATTATTAAAATCAAACTCTGGCATACATTGTCTAAGTATAGGGTCTGGAAATTTTATAATTTTTAACATAATAATATTTACAGGTTAAGTTGATTAAGTAATTGTTTTTGATATTCATTTAGATTAGTTGGAATAGTGACACTAATGTTTAATAACAATCTACCTTTCATATATGAGTTAGACATATTTGGCATACCGTGTCCTTGAACCGCTAATGTTTGTCCATGTTGGGTACCAGGAGTAATATTTACTTCTAAATTACGTCCATCTATAGTAGTAAATTGTACTTTTTTTCCTAGCATAGCATCTATGCAATTAACTGATAAATTTTTAACCAAATCATCGCCTTGTCGTTGAAATTCAGTATGTGGCATAACATGTACAGATAAATGTATGTCGCCTCTAGGCATATTACCAATAGTATCGTCTCCTACACCTGCTAATCTTAATGTAGTACCATCAACAACACCTGCAGGTATTTTAATTTCTAAAACTTGATCTCTGCCTGATGGTAATTGTATATTGGCAATCATATCTTTACCGCGAAACGCTTCTTCCAAAGTAATTTGAGTTTGAAGATTGAATGTTCTATTTTTAACAGGTTGCGGACGTCTTCCAAATATATCACCAAATGGATGTCCGCCGCCGAACATATGTCCAAACATTTCTTCAAAGCCTTGCGGCTGTCCTCCAAACTGAAATCCTTGTGGTTGGGGATTATCGTATTGTTGTCGTTTTACAGGATCGCTTAATGTTTCATAAGCTGCCTGCACTTCTTGAAATTTAGATTTATCACCGCCGCGATCTGGATGATGTTGATTAGCCAGTCGACGATAAGCAAGTTTAATTTCGTCTGGACCAGCATTTCGGTCCACGCCTAAAGTTGAGTAATGATCCATATTTTATCCTTAATAGAAAAAAGGTATAGTAGATTATACTATACCTTTTAGGCAATGTCAAGCGATTTTATTTCTTAACTGGAACCTCAGTACCTTCTAATTTTTTATGTACTTTGATTTTTTTACACGCTTGGACTGCTTTACCGTCCTTCATTACAGGCTTGCCGGCCTTGTCTAACTTATCTTTACACATTTCTTTCATTTCTCCACCAGCATATGCTGTACTAGAAATGATACCTACAAGTAATACCGCTAATAATTTATTCATTTTAATGTTCCTTTATAACATTGGTTGTTGTGGTTGTACTGGCGCCGGTCTTCCACCAAATCCTGTAACAACTGGTTGGGGTCCACCCGCTGCCGCTCCAAATCCTGTATTGCTATTAAAGCCTGTTGGTGTTGGTGAACCAAAACCACCGGAGTTGCCAAAGCCTCCTGCTGCCTGACCGCCAAACCCTGTTGGACTGCTTGTTGGTGAATTGAATCCGCCATTGTTCATTCCTCCTACATTACCTGTGTTTTGTGCCCCTGGTGGAACATAAGTTGTTCCCATTCCCGGCTGTCCTAATCCACCATTGTTTGCTCCACCTAATTTTTCTTGTGTGCGGCCATATGCAGCAATACCAAGTACAGCACCCATTGCAATATGGAACAATCCTGCACCTTGTAATGTTAATGGTTGCCATTGTGAATTGATTGTTCCATGACTAAGACTTTGTAGCAGGCTCCATAGTACAGGAAACAACATAAAATCACATGTACAAACAGCCATATACATCCATCCCATCATTGGACGCCATTTACTATTCATCCAATCTTCTTTTTTCTTTTCGCTTGCGCTGATCTTTTCTACAGTTTCGTCCGCCATAGTGTGCTCCGATTAAGTGTACTGATATTTATCATAATAACCCAATAAATAGTTGATGCATTTTAATATAATCATTACTTTCAACGATCTATTGTTTTTACTAGGGTGTGTGCCATTGGTTATGATTTTTTGGGTAATGTTTAAAGATTGGTCCAACGATAGGAATAGGTATTAACCACCGCTTTTGCTTGCGG